TGATCTGCTTTATCGCTGGCTAATAAATATTCAAATACACCGAGCACAACGCTGCCTATAGCTAAAATATGTAGCATTAATGTGAATCCTTTCTTTATTAAAATAGTTTAAATAAAAACAAAAGACCCAACGTATTTAACGCTGAGTCCAATGTCTTCGATAAAATTATTTGTTGTACACATCACAAATCATTTTAATACAACAGCCGTACAGAATGCCGCATGTTATGCTGTCAGTGGCCTTTCTAATTGCAACACTTGTGGCGTCATCATCCTCTATTGACGCACAACTTTTGCAAGAATTGAGCCATGCTAACACACCAGTCACACCTGTTATCACTACTCCTACTGTTTTCAATGTTTTCAGATTTGCCATAACCAAATTCCTCCTTAAAATAATTTTCTCATTATAGGAGATGTTTTCAACGCGAAAAAAAATAATTACTTCTCCTTTTCTTTATCTGATTTAAGCGTAATGCAGATACTACCTGAGGTCGTTGTTTCGATAAGCTGCACTTCTCTGTTTAATATTGCTGCATCGCTGAAATAGGCAAGAAGTCTATCAACTCGGAACGATCCTATTGAATTATTGGGTGACTCGTAAAGATAAATCGTTTCGTTATTTCTCAAGATCGCAAGTATATCTACTAAAAGTATCTGTTTCATATTACTCTCCTCCTAATCCAACAACGCTGTATCAATAATCTGAAAATTAGCTCTGTGAATATAAAGAGCTTTACCATCGATCATCAATTTCGTCATTTTAGGCAAGTCTTTAGGAATCTTCCAATATACCTCATCACCTGAATATGCTACGATAGGCTGTCCAAGCTGACTTTTAATAACCACAACTCGTGCCTTACCAAAATAATTCCTATATTTATTCACGATACCTGCTATATATGTATTATCGGAAAGCTTACCAGTCGACTGACTGTAAATATCAGTCTGCACAAAGTCTACGTCAGGCTGCAGACCATCCTGCTCAAATATACATGTATCTCCACAACTCTGAATTTCTTTGCCATCAATATTAATGGTGATCACGGATGACATCTCGTATCCAGTAACAACTGATCCGTCACTACTGTAAGAAGTCGTCTTAACCGGATTGCCCTGAATATTGATTTTATCGCCAGTGGTGGTCATAACTTTTGAGCCATAGTTATCGTAAGTACGGATCGTGTAGCCATTACCTACGAGGTTTCCTTTGATCTCATTAATAGTGTCATCCAGCACTGCACAGCCTGTAACTCCGCCAATAAGGCAAAAACACATAACCGTGAGTAAAATAAGTCTGAGTTTTTTCTTCATTTTTAAATTTTCCTTTCTATTTTAATTATGTTTTCTTTCGCGCCATACTCTGAGTTGAACTGGACGAAGTGTATTCTGTCCGCCCATTTTTCGTTTGTTATTTTTAACACGACGAGCTCCAGAACCAGAATTCTTAATCCATCTAATGATTCGCCTGTATCTTCTGTAATAGCCATTCATTACTCTTCTTCGGTTACATCTCATAAACAATTCCTCCTCATTTTAATAATAAAAACTTAAACCCCAGATGATAACCAAACGCACACCTGAGGCAAACTGCGAAAATAATAAACGCCACACCCCAAATGAGATGTGACGCAGTGCTGTATTTAATACCGGAGGTTATCACGAATCCTAAAAGAGATATCATAAATCCCAAACACGATATTACGAAAAACGCTCCGAATAACAAAGCAAACATTTTGATTCTCTCCTCATCTACAAAGGCTCAACATGCTGCATATAATAGCAGAACAGAATATAACAACTTTACAGATATCCCGATCGTTTGCGTACCGCCATGCCAAGAGCAGATCGATAAGCATGAATACTGCTAAACAAATTTTTAATGAAAATATCATTTCGAATCCTCCTCTAAAATCTGTTTCTTAACGTCTTCAGCAAGTTCTTTAGCCATGAGATCATGAACGATTTTTCCAACACTAAAATTCGTAGGATCATCTTCGGCAAGTCGGGACTGAACCTCCTTCGGACAATCATATCCAGGTTTGTTAACGTAATGTTGTCGTCCAAAACCATTTTTTACAATATCATAACTGGTTGTAACGTCAGCAAGACCTCCTTTGTTTAAGCAGTCATGAAAATGTTCACAATTATCGCAATATACATCGTCCTTATTCCAAGGAAATGGCTGCGGAAAACGTTTTTCTTCAACTGCCTGATCTGACTCGATAGGAAGTCCAGTAATCAGCTCACTGTACGGCAAGCTCTCAATCCACTTACAAACCTCTCGCCACTCATCCAGCTTATGATTTTTCCGCTGTCTGTAAATATTCGCCAGAACCTCATAATTCAACATAACATTACGAGTCTGGTTATAGCTGCTCGGAAGAAGCTGAATAAGCTGCCACCAAATTTCTTTATCTTTTTTACCAAAGCATTTTATATTGCCGTTCTCATAACGTAAAATTCCACCATTCAAATAAACGCCTCTGAATACGTTCAATGCGTCGATCGTATTCTTTAATACATCCATCGACTGCCGGATACAGACATGTTCTATCGAAAAATCCTCCAGCGTAAATTCTTTCTCCGCAATCTTGTGCATCGTACTGCAGGAGTTTGCAACAGTACCAACTTTATATGTATCAAACTCTTTCCACCAATACAACGGCGCCGTAATTCTCACATACACCGGCATCATTCTTAAATACTTTCGATGCTCTGTACCTGCGTTGGATAAGCGCTGCATGAGGGAGCGGTCGCTATTTCCTAAAATAAAACCAGTCTCAATATTTTTCTTACAATTATTCCGATTTTCATGACAACTATGACATGGCAAAGTTTTTAAACAAGTTCCACTATCACTCTTCTCCCAAGAATTCATCGGATTTCTCATACCTTCAATGATAAACTCCATTTGCTCTGGACTTGCCAGAACTACATTTTCTAATTTGATCATTTTAAAATTCTCCTTTCTGTAAATGCGATGGAATATAAAAGAAAAGACCCAACGTAATTTCTACGCTGAGTCTCTACTTTTAATAAGTGTAAATTTTGAATTTCTCGTTTCGTTTAAACGCCCTTTTTGCGCGGATATATTGGATCAATCCTCTTGCATGAAATTCTAGTCGATATAACTTATCATCTTCTAAAAAATCAATACCCTCACCAATTTTTTTCCAATCTCTTCCGTATTTAGTCGTTTTAACAATATAGTCTTTCGCCATATAATATCACTCCTTTCATTAAAGGAACTGTATTTTTAGCGAACTTATTCAATTCCTCTCTTACCACCAAAATAGACTAATACTCCAGATCCGTTATATCATCCAAAATATTCTCCAGAGATTTTCCATCAAAGAATTTTGTAGTCATAACCTCATCAATAGAATGAGCCGTCATGCTTTCATCACCATACCACATATCAAAGTTATCACGTGCCAATGGATCTACACCGCAAGAATATCCATTGTATTCAAACATAACATGACTTGTCAAATTACCAAGATATTCTTTCATATTAAACTCTGTCATAAAATATCACCATTTTCCCTTCGTTCATTTTGTGTTAATTCTCTGACTGGACGACCACATAATTTTCCAGATATATCATAAATATAATCATGTACATGTTCTCCATATTTCCCATATGGATGGTGTTTTGGCTGCCCGTGATTATGATTACTAATTTGTTTTATTTGTCGTCCGGAACTATCATAATAATTTCGGTCAATTCCACCATTTTTTCTCTGAATCTGAGTAATGCTATTTGGTTTCCCAGTTAATTCAACATGATTTACGCTGATTATATCTTTTCCATCAGCATTTTTCAATGTGCTTTGAGCTTTTGCAACCTTTCCTTTATTCTTGATTGGATATGGTGGACCGTTTCTCACTCCCCACTTCATTCCTTTGACACCGCTATGATGAATAACCTCTATGTTTTTATTAGGTCTGCCTTTAATTTTACCGAAAACCTTCCTTTGAGCATTTCCTGCGTTGAATCGTTCTTCGATTTTTAGCACCAGTTTGAATTTATCACCCATTATTTTTCCTTATCTAATCGCTTCCTCCGCAATTTCGTTTTTAAGCTCTTTCGTCTTATCATCAAAGATTCCAACTATCACATCGCGACCCTCTTGATAACCTTTTCTGTATCCACGCATGTACTCATCATGTAAAATCTTCGCGTTGACAGTAATTTCGCAAATATCAACTCCGAGATCTTCCATCATGTTTATAAGCGTAACAGCTTTAGACAACATCTCTTTACTCACGGTTATCTGGTAATTATCTACAATCCACGACGATATTGTCTGAAATATAAATTCATCCCTTGTTTCGAGCATTTTCGTTGATACATCATTGCTGAAATTCTCATACATCATTTATTCTTCCCTTCTCTCAGCATTTCGCATTTCGATTTCGCCGGTTT